AGTGCCTTCGGCTAAGAGTTCATCAACTTTCTTACCTACTTCACCAAAAAGTTTTTTACGGAGAACGCGACCAAGAATTAAAGCTTGGCTTGCTACGTCAAGCGCGGCTTGAGGAACCGCAGCGGCAGCGGCGGCTGTGCGAGAGATATCAACATCACGCCCCGCAGCAATGTCCTCTTCGGCTTGGCGCTGAATGTTTGCGCCATACTGTTGCCAAAGGCACTGCCGTAGGTGTAGCTGCTGAAGTCCCGTTTGAAGTTGTTCAGCAAGCACTTGAACGTGCCCAAGCCGGTTTATCAGTTGCCGATAATGACGCTGTACAAGAGTATCTTGAGATTGGATACCGTACCGGCCTCATGGCCCCGCTTGGTGGTGTGGGTCGCATAGCTGATAGAGCCGCTGCACGAACGCAAGTTGCTCGGGCTGAACCTGCCGGTGACTTAACGCAGGAAACTCAAGAAGAAGCCGACGCAATAAAGAAGGAAGAAGAGGAAGCGGCTAAGACTCCTCCGCCCCCGTTGCCGTCGTCGATTGACGACGCGCCCCCTGCTTTGCGCGGTGAATTACGTAGCATAAGCACGCCTAAAGAAGCTGCTGAAACTCTGCGAAATGCGGAGATGTATCTTGCTAACTTGTCAGAAAGCCTTGCTGATCCAGAAGGCATGGAGAGAGACGCCCGTTTAATGGGCGTTGAACCGCTTGATGCTGAGCAAAGACTCATGGCTCGCGCCGAAGCTTTGCAAGAAGCCATTCCGTTCTATCGTCTAAGACTTCAAGAACTGTCGGGTACACCGACAGTTACGACTCCGGCTACACCGGTCGCACCGATTCCGCAAACTGCGGATGCTCAGCAGCAGTTAATTGAAACGCCAGCCGCCACAGTGACGGCTACGCAGCCTACGGTTCAGGTTGATAAGGCTCTGGCTGAAGCAATTAACGTTCCCGGTGCAGAGACCCTACCGAAAGGCCAGCCGGTTACGTTAACAACGCCGACCGCTGCGGTTGCCCCAATCCCGCAAACTGCGGGTGCTCAAGCGGCCCTGCCTATCGAACCCACCGATGTTGAAGACCCTATTTACCGACAGGCTGTAGATGCGGTTCTTCAGAGTGGTGTGCCTAGTGTCGCTACCATTCAACGCGCCCTTAACGTCAATTTGGCGAAGGCGACTGAACTTCTTAGACGTATGGAGCTTGAAGGTGTCGTTACGGCTCCGAAGGATGGCAAGCGTACAATCACGATGGGGCAACGTCAGGAGGCTCCCAGTGCAACCGTTGAAACAACATCAAGACCTGTTGAGCCAACTGTCGCTGGAGCAGTTGGAAGAAGCGCTGAACTGCCTCTATCGGGACCAGAACCCACTAGACCAGAAGTTGCAGGAGTTGCAAGTGAGGGATTGGGGGCTGCTCCACGAACTGCTGTTGATGTTGCTGAAAGAGAAGGACGGGTCGAGCCTCCATTAGGCGATATCAGCACTGTAACTACCACACAAGAACAGCCATCAATTAGTTCACTGCCCCCGCGCCGTCGTGGTGTAGTGCCGCCGTCTCCTGTCATGGCACGACAGGATGTTGAGCAAGCCGCGTCTGAGTCAATTCAAGGCTGGACCAACGCACCGGAAGTTGTTGTTCTTGATAACGAGAACGACACACGCATTCCTAAAGGTGTGAAGGTAAACCCTGACGACAAAGGTTTTTACCATGAAGGTAAGACCTACGTTATTGCCAGCCGCGCCACTGACAAAGCCGACGTTCACGCCACCGTTCTGCATGAAAGTTTTGGACACTTCGGGTTGCGGCAGAAGTTCCGTACCCGACTCAACGACATCCTGAACGACATCTACGACACCAACCCGGCTACTCGCGCTGCGGCGGATGCGATCAAAACCCCCGGCATGAGCAATGCACAGGCAGTGGAAGAAGTTCTTGCTTCCAAGGCTGAAGCCGGTCCAATTAAAGAAGCCGGTATTCGCGCTGCGTTTAACCGTGTGGCTGCGTTTATTCGCCGTGCCGCTAGAGCGATGGGCATTAAGTTTGCCTACTCTAACAATGACATTGCACAGGTCATGCGACTGGCGCAGGAGAAAGTTACGACCGGCAAACGTGAAGTTGTCGGTCTCAAGTCTGTCGCCGCCGCAAAGAGAGAGCAGCGTAATTTACTTAACTCGTCGGCTAAGAAACTTCAAGACCTTGATGTTTTTGGAATACTAACACCCGAGCGTGTAGAAACGGCTTTGGCATTTGCAGAAGGGCTTAGCGACAAGTTACGTCCCGCCTATTTGCAACTCCGCACCATGCGGGAATTGGAAGACATCTTTGGCAAAATCGTTCCTGCTATTAGGGGGCTTACCCGAGTCGCCACTGAACGTGCTGTGAAATTGCGCGAAATGCGCGGTGATATTGATAACAATATTGCTAAATGGAATGACGTACTGTCAGATAAACAATACAAAGGCGTAATTCAAAAGTTCTACAGAATTGCGCTTGAGTCTACTGAAACGCAGACTGATTTCCGTAGGACCATTAAACTCAAGAACGGCACGGTTGTTCCTAACAAGGATTACAACTCTTTAGACAAACTTACCGCAGAGTTTGAGAGTCTTCCGCAGCCTCTTAAAGATGTTTACTTCGATATGCTTGACGCTTACCGGCAGATGTCTGATCGGTACATTGAGCTTATTACGAAGAACCTGCCCCCCACGGCAGCTAATTTGATTCGTAAAGAAATTGAATCCCGCAGAATTAAAATTTATTTGCCGCTGTATCGTGACGGCGATTATTGGATTCGATATCAGGATAAAAATGGCGAGACTGTTGTTGAGTCTTTTACGAGCAGAGCAGCGCGAGTGTTTGCTATTCGTGACTTAGTAAAAGCAGGTATTAACCGAAGTAGTATTCAACAGTATTCCAAGATTGAAGATGCCTTTGAAGCGCCGGGTATGGGCAGCTTTGGGTTCTTCGGTAAGGTAAACGAAGAGATAGATAAGTATTACAAAGAGCAGTTCGGTCCTAGAGCGCAAATCCCTGCCGAACTAAAGCAGACTTTGTATAAGTTGTTTTTGGACACTATTCCTGCTTCGTCCGTACGGCAGCAGTTCCGTAAGCGTGAGGGTTATAAAGGCGCTAAGAAAGACCTTCTTAACGTCTACGCCATCGTCGCTTCTCGCATGGCGAACCAACTGACTAACCTTGAATATGCGCCGCAAATTGACGAAGCCACGAAGTTAGTCGAGGAAGACGTAGCCAAAGACGGCTCAATGACGGCGTTGCAACTTGGCAACGAATTAAAAGTACGGCTTAACTTTTTGCGTGATCCGTCTAATAGCAGTTTGGTTAACCGTTTTGTGTTCATGAGCTATGCGGATTTTATCTTGGGCAATATGTCCTCTGCCGTAGCCAACACTACTAACTTGCCGATGATTGTCTATCCGATGCTTGGCGGCGAGTACGGCTACGGTAAAGCCAAGACTGCAATGGAAGACGCGATTGCTATGTACTTCCAAGGCGGTTGGGACGACGATGGTAAGGCAGGAAAACCAAGGAAGTTTCCAGAAGCCGACCGCACTGCATTTGACCCGGCTTCTATCCCGCCTAATTCTCCGTTGGGACGATTGTTTGAAGAGGCTGTTAAGCAGGGTGCTATCAAGCATTCTCTTGGCTACGACATTATGGAGGCTCGTGACCGGGGAGCCACGCTCAGCGACTACTCTGGAATGCTTAACTACACTAAGCAGTTCTTGGGCTGGACGTTCCAAAACACAGAGCGTTTTAACCGCGAAGTGACTCTTATCGCGGCGTTCCGATTGGAGATGGAAAAGAAAAGAGCGCAGGGTCTTACGGGACGGGCTGTTGAAAAAGAAGCCATTAACAAAGCCATTCGCCTTGCAGATGAAGCCAACGGTGAAACACTAACTGAACTTAGCCCGCGCATATTCCAGACTGGGGTATTAAAAGTTGCCCTCACGTTTAAACGCTTTGCTAGGGCCATGTATGCACTTCAGGTGCGACTGCTACGCGATGCTCTTGAGGGGTCAAAAACTGATACGACGGGGATGAGTCCACAAGAGAAAGCCGAGGCAGAGGCTGCTGACCGTGAGTTTAGAAAGGTTGCTATTAAGCAGTGGGTGGGTACGGTTGGCGGTGCGTTTACGTTTGCGGGTATTCAGGGATTGCCGTTTTATGGTTTAGCCGTTGGACTGTCTGCCGCAGCAAATGCTATATCGGCTGCTATGTTTGGTGAAGCAGACGATGAAATCACCGACTCGGAAGAGGACCTGAAGCAGGACGTTGGGCTTGGAGCGTTTAGGGGTCCGGTCAACCAGATTTTTGGTATCGACATGGCGGCTCGTACTGGCTTTAACGGTATGTTTTGGCGCGATGACCCACGCCGTTTAGATGAAATTGGATTGGAACTGTTTGCGATTGAACAGTTTTTAGGCCCTGCGTATGCCTCTATTCGTACACGTATTGACGCGGTGCGGGATTTCTATGATGGCTACACTGATCGCGGTCTTGAAAAACTATTGCCCGTCGCCGCTAGAAACATAGCCAAAGCCATTCGTTACTACACCGATGGCGTACTGACTAAAGACGGCAAACAGATCACTGAAGACCTTGATGCTTACGAACTTTTCATGCAAGCGTTTGGATTTACGCCGACGCAAGTATCGGAAGCAACGGCTCGTGCTGGCGCTAGAAAAGAAATTGTTGATAAAGTTATTGAACGCCGACAGGCGTTGTTTAAGACTGCTTATTCTGCATGGTCGCAAGGCGACCAAGAAGGCTACGAGAAAGCCTTGCAAGATATTAGTAAGTGGAACAAAACTAAAACTGCCGCTGAATTTGACGCTAAAATTAATTGGGACGAACTTGAACAGTCGTTCCGTCAGCGCAGTAAGGCTGCTGAAGAAGCCGTTGATGGTATTTCAATACCGAAGCGATACCGTGAAGGTGCAATCAATCGGGTAAAAGCGTAACTAACCAACTCTCCAAACCCGAACGCCAAGGTGTCCTTCCTTGGACGAGGCATAAGCCTTCACTCGTACTTGAGCGGCCTTGGCTCGGCAGTCTATCACGTACAGCATTTCCGCAATCTTGAGGGTAGGGATGAAGAAACTGTCCCCCACCGCCATACCCTCAAACGGAAAAATCCATTCAGGTTCAAGTACTTTGATTGTCATCTAACATCTCTTTGGGGATGTCGTACTGGAATGAATAGACATGAATCGGAGGCGAGTTCATACCGGCCTTCCATCCGGTCGAGAGCCGCATCTTCTTGGACTCCAACTTAACAGTAGACTTCTCCAATGCCTTTTCAAACTCGGCGGAGCCTACGCTTCTCTCGGATAAGAACTTTTTAAACTTGCTCTTCGACACGTATTGAGTGCCGCTGCCGATCTCGACACGGGCTACAAGTTCACCGAACGGCTCGTTCACGACCCGACCTTCATCAAAAATCAACGTGCCACGCCGCCACTGATCGTTCAAGAACTCAGTAATGAGTCCTTCGTAATCCGTAATCTGATGCTTCTGCGTACTGTCTCTCACTTTGATGGTCTCCAGTATTACCTTGTCGTAGACACGCTCTATATCGAGGTTGATGATCCCGGCTTCAATGGCAATCTCGGCCCCTGCAAACGTCGCGCTAAACGCAGTTTCATAGAACCGGAAGGCAGCGTTGCTGCCCAACTTGCTTGCGACAAGCCGCTTGCTCCACTTAGCGATACGAGCCTTGATCTCTTCCTCGCCCAACGTCAAAAGGTAATCTACATACGCAGCGCCCGCGTGACCGTAGTTGTCATGCAGAGGATTAAATATGCTACGCCCGACTTCGATGGTCAGGTACGAGGGCTGAATCAGTACGTACTCCAAGAGACGCATGATCTCGCCGCTTGCGTTGGCTTTCTTCGACAGGATCAAATCGTAAAGCGATATGTTCGATGACATGAGGCAGAGCATCGACGCGATCTCTTGTTGCTCACGCTCGGCGTTAACCGAACTCTGCATACGCATCTTGCCCTTGCCTTGCGAAATCAAGTGAACAAGTTTCGATATCTGCTCGGGCGGTTTGTCATGCACCTCGTCCATGCCCATCATGATGTTCTTGAGGGACATAGCGCGACTGTTAAAAGCGTTGTCTGTAGATTCGTAAACGCTAAGCGGCTTGGGCGATCCCCATACGGAAAGCGCGGCAAGGAGCGATCCAGACTTGGCTGCGCCAGATAAGCCTGTGAAGCAGAACGACATACCGTTCGTAGACGTAAACCGCATCAACGGAGAACCAAACGAGATGAACACGCCGAACGCTTGCATCTCCAACTCTGGCTGATTCAGTTTATTGATGCAGTCTTTCCATACTTGGAAGTCCCCCTTCGGCTTCATAAGCCGCGCCACATCACGTATTAGGGGACTGGATGCCGCCCTGCGCTGCTTACCGTTACCGTAAAACTCGGTCTCACCGATGATGAAAGACTTTAAGTTCTGTGACCAACCCATCTGACGGCAGACGTTCTCTGCTCTGTCGCGGCTTTGTAGATAGTGTGCCCATTTCATAGTGTACTCCACGATTTTCGGCCATAGTTTCTGGTTAGGCGGCGCGACTCCTGCCTTACCTAGAATGACTTTCATGCTTTCAACAGATTGTGCTTCGCCCATAGAAATGTATTTCTCCCGAACTTCATGAGGCAGAACGACCCGGAGTAGGAATAACTCACCTTCCTCTTCACCGTACATACGCTGTACCGGGAAAAATTCATTGGTCGATATCAGCACCGGTTCAGGTTGGATATTTACTCCGTCTTCGTCGGTTTCTGTGGGGGGTAAGTAATAGATTCCTCCGGTTCGCCCTCGTACATAGGGTAAGACCGCTTTAGGAAATACTGGAATTTCTTGGGGATTCTCCGCGACCCGAACTGTGTCCTCTTGACTAACCGTCTCGACTGACGGGGCGGCAACAAACTTTCGGCCAAGGGCAAGTGGGTTGGTGATTCGTCCCTTATGGGGACATCCGTTACATCCACCGGGGTTGCGCTGCTCGAAAATGCTGCAACTATGCGGTTTACCAACTGTTTCATTTGCCTTCCTTAAAGTAGCGTCGGGGCTGTATCCGGGGTAATCCTCGGACATCAGGTGAATTGCGGTTTCCCAATCTGTGCAGTGACGGGCGATAGACAGAGCAGAATGCCACACTGGTTCTGCCAGTGTCTTAGAGTTGATCAATGCATTTTTAATCTGATTGCAGCCGTCGCCATTAAGACTTAATTCCGCGATGTCTTGGAACGTAGTCTCAAAGTTGTCGAGTTTGGCGATCTGCCGAGTGTCGTCGTCCAATCCTTTCGGGATAAGATCAAGAATTGACCCGGCTGGAGTATCGACTTCACCTAAATAATCTTTAAAGGCAGCAAAGTCGTACTGGTTGAACTCGTCGGTCAGCAGACTCGTTGGATTCGGGGGATCAGTTTTGAAGTTCAGCGTCTCTGGGCAACGCATGATACGGGTGATGTCAGCCGTCACCACAGGATCAATCTTCATGTGATCCAAGCAGAGTTGCTTGAACTTCTCAGCGTACGGCTTCCACTCTGCAATCGGAACGTCTTCTTCAAACGGCCAATAGGCATGGACACCGTTGCCAGAATCGACAACGATTGGAGGAGGCAGTTCAGTGACTTTTAGAAAATGATCTAGGTCTTCGATTGCTTCGACTTTGCTTTTATAGCACCCGGCCTTGTCTGGCTTTACGTCCAGATCAACGAAGAACGAACGACAGTAAATAACGTAATCGCTCATGCGGCTATGGCCGCTGAAGCTACTCAAAGCAATGAATACGTTTTTACCCGCTACGTTTATCTCTTCTACTAAAGTCTCAACTTCATCAAGGCTACTGGCAAACCGATTGACTACCTTTTTGTCCTTGGAAATCTCGGTAACACAGTAGACGCCCTGCGAAGGTAGTACTTTCTCATAAAATTGTTTTCGCATGGACACCAACCCACTTAGATAAAAAAGGCGGGGCGACAGCCACCCCGCCAACCTTCTCATGGAAACTTAAATCTTTTTGCCGATCATTCCCTCTATGTAAGTTTTTGCGTGTTTGAGGCTTTTGACAGGCAGCACCCCGTCTCTCATGTCCTGCTCAACAAGATGCATGAAGGCTTCAACGACCTTGCGTTTCGGCTCAAGCATGACCTGCCCACGGAACCACAAGTGAACCGTGTTACGCGAGACTTCAAGCGCGGGGGCTACGTAGGCTATAGGGAGATTTGCCTCAACACATAGGCGACCAAGCCGTACTCCTAACAGAGTAGAGTCGCCACTCTGCAATTTCAGTAACAACTTGTCGCCGTATGTGCGGGCCATAAATCAACCCTTCTTCGACCACTTCTTGATGACATCGGAAACATCAGCCGCAGGAGCAGCGTTCTCCGTCTTCTTAGACTCTCTAACCACAGGCTCAGCCATCGCCGCCGGTCCAGTTGTAATCGGACCTTCCGGTGCTTCACCTTCGTCCTGCTGATACACGGTCAACTTGACAGCACTCTCCGCTGCCTTCGTTTCCTTCTGGCGCTGAACAGTTTCAGCATCGCCCTCTGGCACAACCGCTGCCGGGGAGAACAGGAGTTTCGGTACAGGCGACTTCGTGTCGAACTGCATCTTCGTAACCACCCGACCCGCTGAGATGTTGTTATTGGCAAGCATCTGAATGTACGGACGGAACGGCCACTTACCCGCCTCTTCCTTACCAAAGCAAGACGTAGCCGGGAGGACCAACTGCATCACATCACCACCGGGGTCTTGCGGTAGAACCACCGCAGTACGCCACGACAGACGGCAAGCAGTGCCGCTACCGCCTTGACCGGAACCCTTCACCGACCATTGGCACGAATCGCAAGTAGACGCTTGCGGGTTCTTTACCTCGGGGTCAGGGGTCTTGGAGTCAGACGACCAACAGACAGGAGCGATCTTCTCGCCTTCCTTGTAAGCACCCGTGTAGTAGGTGCGACTTGGATTGTGAGCCATCTTCACAAAGATCACGTTCATGTGCCGATCTTCGATGGAGCCAATTTCCTTGCCACCGGCCATCTTGCGGAACACGCCGCCCTTGATGGAGATACGCTTGGATAGGCCACCACCGCCACCGGCAACGGCGCGTGTATCGTCATCGACGCCGCCTTGGATAGCAGCAAGTTCGCTCTTCAAATTTGCAATGATATCGTTACTCATGTTTTTACCTACTGGCTTTACGTACTGAAACACCATACTCACGCATCACATTTACACCCGGCGGCAGACCATCCATAGCGGTCTCCGCAAGGAACTGTTTAAAGTTGCTCTGATGGATGCGTCTCTCAAGCAACTGAACGGCTTCAGCATCTAAAACAAACTTATAAAAGTTATCCCAGTCTTGGCAGAAGAAGCGTTCATTTAACTTCCGCATGACTGTGCCGTGCTTGGTCTTGATGCTATCGGCATTGACTGCGTTACACATCTCAAGCATCACGGCTTCCAACTTCGACATATCTTCTTTCAACTTCGCGTCGGCTACTTCGTATTCGCGCAATAGCCGGTCACGTTCGCTGCGTATCGAAAGATACGCTTCAACTAATTCGTCTGTATTTCCCACTGTCATATCTCCTCTAACTCCTGTTTATACAGGTCTACTAACTTTTGATGACTATCTACTTTACCTTGCAGCATCTCGTACATCTTTCGTTCGACTTCCGAGCCACGCAAATGCACCACTAACATCTTGTTGACTTGACCATATCTTTCGATACGGGCTACGCACTGTAGATACGTTTCAACTGACATTACCGGAGACCAAAAAACTACCGTATCAGCAGCCGTCAAAGTAATCCCATGCGCTGCCGATTGCGGTTGAATAATCAACACTCTTGGATCGTTCGCAGTCTGAAAGCGGTTGATAATCTCTGATCGCTCTCTTGCCGAAACTGACCCCATGATCACTTCATTCGACACGCCCTCGTTACGCAAGTAATCGCCTACGATTTGGATTGAATGAAGGAACGGAACGAATACTACAACCTTGTTTGTAGTTTCTTCAAGCACTTCTTTGAGCGCATGAAGTCGAGGCGAGATGTCGAACTGCACGATGTCGTGCTTGTCCGTGTACACCGCACCCGCTGATATCTGTAATAGTTTATTTAGAGACGCCGCTGCATTGACGGCGGAGATTTGCTCTCCCGCTGCTTCTATGAGTAATTGCTTTTTTAACTCAAGGTAGTACTTCTGAACTTGTGGGGTTAGTGGTACATCACGTGTCTGGTAAACAACATCAGGCAGATCAAGACACTCTTTCTTTGTATACCGCACCGCCGGTTGCAATGCCCGATACACTTCATCGGTTGCAACATTCTTCGGAACCCACTTGAACTTACTCACCTGTACCATGACGCGATCACGCCATGCGGTTGAGAACTTGGGCACACGACCGGGGCTAACTAACTTAGCCAAACCAAACGCATCAACTGGCGATTGCGCTGCCGGTGTGCCGGTCATCATCCACAACCACGTGGTCGGTTCAACTAGTTTAGCAAGGGTCTTCCACCGTCGAGTCGTTGAACTCTTATAAGCGTTGGCCTCGTCCACGATGATCAGATCAAACTTGGCTTGCATCAGTTCAGGCAAGATTACCGTCGTGCCGTCGTAGTTAATGATCGTAAAATCAAAGTTCTCTTCTAATATCTTCTTACGCTTCGACGATGACCCGTGTGCGACACCGCACGTTCGATGAATGGCCGTCTTCATGATGTCGGCTTGCCACGCGGAATACATGATCGACAAAGGGCAGATCACCAGAACTTTCTTGATGATGCCTTGTTTCATTAGGTAGTCAGCAGCCCATACCGCTGCACTTGTTTTGCCTGTACCCGCTTCGTTAAAGCAGAAGGCTCGTTGCCTAATAGACAAGAACTGCGCTGTGTCGCGCTGATGATCAAAGGGTTTATAGAACCCCGGCCAATCGTAATCCCGCTCCATCGGAGAAGGAATCTTTGGCACGTTCTGACTAGGCAGGAAATGATCTAAGTATTCAGCGAGGACTTTCATCTCGCTGTGATCCCAACAAATCAGTACGTCTTTACTGTGTTTGTTGTCCCGAATAATTTCGGTTCGTTCTAATCGCGCCGTAATTTCGGCGGCGAAACTGTTCGACACGGTAAGTTTTACCGCTGCGTTCTCAACTAATTCCATACTGTACCTACTGAATTAAAGAGCCCGTATCGTGGGCCAGACGGTTAGCGCCTAGGCAAGGAGTGGGCGGTAGCGGCCCAACCTATCGCTAACAGACGCAGTTATTGTGGGGGAGAAGTGGGTGGTAGAAACTCCCCGACAGCACACTTGCGTCTTGTGCATTATTTCATAGCACCGCTTGAAGTTCTACGGAAGGAACGATTTTTTGAGGGTGATTGCAATCGTGTTCCCGTTGCGTTGCTGCCACCTTTTGACAGTGCCTTTACGTGGGCAATGTCTTTACCTTTTCGGCTAATACCTTTTTTATCGTAACTGCGACGCGCACGCTGGCGCTCCATGCGGTTATCGTGTTCATCACGCTCAACCTGTTGCTTGTATTCTTTTTTGTAAGGCCGTGCCTTGTTTACGTATGGCATCTCATCGCTCCTTATAAAATTTGCACGTGGTGACGGGACACCATCCACACAACCCACCGGGCTTTGCCATCCACATACTGTTTGCGAAGGCCATCTCCAGTTGGTCTAAATGCGGCAAGAAGGTTTCCCATAACTTACCTATCTGGTCCCGTGTGTACTCTTCATTAACGAAACTATTATGCATCACAAATAGCAGGCCAGCCTTGATCCGCTCAACCTGTGGGAAGTGAGCGTAAGTCATCAACGCCATCAACTTTAATTGCTTCGGATCAGGATAGCGGTTGCTGCCGGTCTTGTAGTCAATGATGTAAGCATCGGCTCCGTCTACTACCAATAAGTCAACGATGCCCCGCACCCACCTAGTATCGGAATTAAACGCGCAAGGCTCCCGATCCCGTGTGAGCGCCATCTCATATTCGCAGTATCTATCACCATCAATCTCTAACAGGGCATCGAGAGGTGGCTGAAACCGCTTATAGTTTTTAACTAGTGGCACAGCCTTACAAACATAATCCTCCAACGCCTTGTGTACTTCTGACCCGTACAGCATCTGTTCGGATGCTTTCTTGGTGAAGTCCTGCGCTACCTTGGTGTGGTAGTACTGCTTCGGGCAGTTGATAAAGTCCTTAAGACTACTGAATGACCACTGAATCATTAACAATCCCCGTACGACTCGCCGTACTTGGCCTCGCAAGACACAGGCAAACCCTCTGCCCAACTTGGAGGAGTAGACATGACTTGTACTATAAAGGCAACCGCTTCCTCGACCTCTTCCTTCCGAGCCACGATTACCGCTGCGTCATGCACGGTCAAAACAGGTCGGTAGCGTTCTCGTATCTTGAGCATCTGCTCACCGACGATGATCCGAGCCAAGGCTTGCACGATGTTCTCTACCATCGCGCCTCCCCATATCGAAGTTACCCCTTTACGCGATTTGTAAATGTATTTCTTGTCGCTCAAACGTAGGTCGGGGTATCGTATAAACAATTCATTTGGGAGACGGATACCCGACGCGGTAGCCCATACACACTTGTGTTTGCCCATAGCATAAGACTTTAAATTGCTAGGCCACGACGAAAAGTGCTGGAGCGCACTATCGCAATCTCGCCATAAGTCCGTGATCATGTGATTGGAATCGCGGTAAATATCGACGATGCGCTTGCACTCTTCTTCGGGCAAGTCAGCCCCCGGCGGTTGTGTCTTCAACGTGTGCTGTAACTTCTTAGCCCCTGTGCCGTAGCCCAATCCCAAGATACAAGTCTTGCCGACGAACCGTTCAACGGGGTTCGCCTTGCTAATGGGCTTCTTATAAATCTTCGACGCAAAGATCGAATACACATCCTCGCCCTTGCGGAACTGCTCGGTTACGTCATCTTGCCCCGCTAACCATGCAAGGACACGCGCCTCAATCTGAGAAGAATCACAGTTGATAACGACATGACCAGCAGGGGCCGCGATAGAGTTCTTCAGCGTTTTCTTTTTCTTATCACGGCTTGGCAGATTCTGGAAATTGACTGAATCCGTTCCTGCCCAACGGCCTGTGTGAGCGCCGTAATACTTGAGCGGGATAGGTATCCTGCCGCCATTCCTAGCACCAATACCGATAAAGCGTTCAATGCGTGACTCCTCAATAGTGGACTTCGTACCCAACCGGACTGAGCAGAGTTGCTGAATGAGCGGGTCTTCATGTTCTAAGAGTTCAATAAACCCCTCGTCATTTTTAGCAAGTGCATACGTTTCTTTACCGGTTGTTGGACTAATTTTCATCGGCACAGGAATGTTGAGTTCCTTCAGTATCGCCGCAAATTGCGGATTACTTGCCAACTTCGCCCGAACTTCTTCCTCGTTACCAACTTGCAGGACGCCCATCAAACCACCAAGAAGTTCTTTCTTCTCAGCCTTGATCTCTTCAAGACGCTCAACAAGCATCGCGTCATTCACCGTCAACACCGGCTGCGTGTACATACGCAGGGTCATGTCAATCAGGTCTAACTCTGACTGCGGGAAATGATCCGCGATAAAAAGGTTGAAAAGTTTGAAAGTAAGATCGACATCGTTAATACAATAATTCCCGTAACGATCAAGATCAGCAGGAGAAAAATCCTGCCGACGCTTACCCAAGGCTTCAACAACTTCTGTTCCCTTTTGGCCCAAACCATACATTTTCACCAAGTTGGCTAGAGACCCGCTTACATCAACGCCGTGCTTAGCCCGTGCCATGCACAAAGTATCAAAATAGTAGGCCGGGGTAATTCCAAAAACAAACGATAAGATCGCCCCGTCAAACATCGCGTTATGGCAGAGCAGTGCTGACTCGTCCCAATTTACTTGATTGAGCCACGCCTTGATTTCATCCTTGGTCCCGCTGAACCACATGGTCTTGTCGTCGTCGATCTTCATCGCCACGCCAATAACTTCAAACAACGGACTGCGGATGTACTCTTCGGTTGTGACTCGGCTCAGACTAAACTGCTGCGAGTAATAAGTTTCAAAGTCCAATGTTACGAATGCCACGCTTACCACCCCTTTTTAACTTCGCGTTTTCATCGCGTAATCGTTTGATCTCGTGGTAACACTCCCACAAGACGCTGCCCACTGTCAAAAATTTGAATTCAGTCGTTGTCGATGCGTTATTGATTTCATCTGGCAATGCCCGAATCAAATCTAAAATATCATCTTCAGTCTCCATCTACTACCTCTCCTTTTTTGTTTTTGGGTAGCCGCAAGTTTCTCTGGTGTGGGTAAATAAATTTATTACCGTAAATATCTTCTCCCTTGTGATACCTACGCCCCACTCCGTGCGGCTTCTTCGGGTCTTCTTTAGACCTTTCTTCCCCAAATGCCTTCGCTGTGTTCTGTTCTGCTGCAATCTGTTCTTCAGTGAATACTTGTTCGGGGCCAACTAGTTTGTAGTTGTCTATGAATAGTCTTGGATAAGGCAGTACGGCAGAAAGCACATCGCCTTTCTTGACTTCGATCAACGAGTTAGCGCGTGTCACCCTAATGTTGAATGTAAAGTCTCGACGTAAGTTATCGGTTTCGATAACTCCGACCATGTTCTGAAGCCCATCAATGCCCATGTTCGGTGGCTGCACTGTCATCAGACTGACGTTAGGCGGGGTGCGTAAAGAGAAAGCAGTTTGAACCGTAAACGTCCCCATTCCAAAGTGTGCTTTGACAGATTGAAGGTTAGAATTTTCTCTATAGAATTCGTCATCGTGAATTGCGATCTTAACGTCATCAGGATTTTTGCCGCCCGTCCACCAAACAGAGAAGTCATACAAGGACTTGACCCCGAATCCATGTTGATTGCCGATGACCAAGGGAAGGCAGCGGTAGGCGTGTTCGACAAACCAATCCCGAGTCACCATCCCGTTAAAATTAAAGAAGACCTCATCGTGACGGTTTCTAAACCGATTGTCGTAGGGAATCGCAACAATCGTACTTTCTGGCACGATGATCACATCGCACCCCCAAACCTGTCGTGTTTGGTTTCATCAAAGGTTAAGAAACTTGCAATCGTATGTCTCATGCCTCTCGTCACCGGACGCACCCCGTGCAAGTAATAAAGAGTGCCGGGAAACATAATTAGCGACCGAGCCTCTGGCTGAAGTTCAATGCCCAGATTAGGGAAGTGAATCTTCCCACCCTCATAGTCTTCATTCAGATAAACCACAGCCGCAAAGTGCCGCCACGGATACGGGTGAGGACTCCCGCCGGGATTCTCTGCATCAGCATGGGGGTGGAGTTCGTACCCCACCGGCCATCGTGCAAAATTAATTAAGTCAGAGTAGAGCGGAGGTTGCGAGCCTAAGTGTTCTTCTAGTTTGGAACGTAGGTGTTTAGCCATTCTCGTACGCATCTGCGTAAACTTTTCTTGAATGACCGGACTACCCGACTGTTGAATAGTCATCGTACGACCAAGCCAAAAGTTGCCCTCAACTAACGCGCCAAACTTACTTTCGTTGTTGGATAAAAACGCCAGCAAATCTTCGCATTCACTGTCGCTAATAAATTCTTTAACTACCAAGGGGAAACAAGGCAGCCCTACCCACGGATATGTCATGGTTTTTTAACCTTCCCACTCAAATACTCTAGTTCATTCCTCAAAGTAAGAAGCTCTAATGTAAGGACTGTAGCCTCGTTGGACAGCCCCGCTCTCCGTATATTCTCTAAGGATCGCTCGACGAGCATCTGCTGACTTTGACCATAGCCCCAAGGGGCAGCATTCATTTCGTCTTTCCACGCGCCGGGCGGGGATTGGTTGTCTACTGTTACGGTCTCTGCCTTCGGCTTTGATTCGTTCGTCATACTGCATGATTCCCCGGTTTACTGCCTTCGCTAAGTGCAAGTTGGAGACACCCCACGACTTTGCTAATTGCTTGTAATTAACACGTTCGCCCTGTTCCCTTGCTTTCCGTCTGTATTCCAACAAAAACAAGTACTGCTCATACGAAAGCACCAAGTTGTATCTTGACAATCTTGTGTATTTTTTAGCCATCCAATCAAAACTCCACCCACCCCGTAATGATGTATTTATCTCCTTTCAACGGAGGATTGCCACGATGGGTATGCGTAAACCCGGCTGGCCAGATCACCATGCGTCCGGTCTTCGGCTGAACTCGCTTGCTTAAATACAAGAACTCTGTCTCTCCACCTTCCTCAACGTCATTTAAGTAAAGCGTAAAGACTAGAACGCGCTGGCACGCTGCCCTGCTGGAGTCTTCTGAGTGCCATATGTGATACCCGCCACCCGGCACGGTCTTTTGAATCTTGACCGTGTAAATCTTGTGCGGATCTGATGTTTGTAGGACTGAGTATTTCTCCGCATAAAGTGGATAACAAATACTCCAAAACCCTGTATTAAAGTCCCCACATTCAATACGCAATTCGTCGTTTGCGTATAGCGAACAATTGGGAAAATCCACCGCCTGATCTTTATTGATATGAGACGGTCTATCCATTCCCTGCACTCGGGAGTAGGACATCCCTGCGGCATCCACCTTGTCAAAGTGCTTAATCCAGTTCTGGCAGTACTCGGCGGGGAATACACCATCAAACACACCAACAAAGTCATCCGTAATTTTGTAATCCAGCGTCGGGAGTTTTTCCCGAATCTGCTGTTCAAGACTAGGCTTCACCATTTAAACACTCCTTCCGTACTTGATCTCTTACCAAAGTTAATAGTTTACAGATCACATACGCTTGTCCGGGTTCTTTTTTGAGCTTTTTCTGTACATCAAACTCGACTGCATACATATCAATAATATCCCATCGAAGTACAGCGATCTTTCCGTCTTCACTAATCTGTGCCCAAACAGTTTCAGGCATGGCAACTTTCTTTAAATGTTCTTCGGGAAGTTCGAGGTAGGCTTCCTCTTCGCCATCTATCTCAGTCATTTCACATCTCCTTGGCTACTGCCAACCATTCATCAGCGTACTCCACATTTCCCCAGTCCTTGAACCAAGGACCACCTCGGGTGAAGTGAACCGCCACTGGGTTCGGGCAGTCGTTCTTCGTGTGCCATCCTTCCAAATAGTTGTAAGCAATTGGCAAGTCACCGATGCAAGCGTCCCACAAGAACCGTAGCTGATGCAGGTACATACCGCTCTCACGGTTTACCATCTCGGGCGTCACCGCCTTCATATGCAGATGCTCACAGTTGAAGAGGATCATGCTCGACCAATTCTTGCGTGGATATTGGTGCTGTACCGCACCGTCCATCTTCGTTGTTTCCTTCGGCTTGTAGTCATGCTTGACCACCATCGCGCCGTAGTAAGGATTGGCATAGTCCATCAGCCCTGCCACATCTCCGCGCCAGAAGAAGTCGCAGTCCATGAACACCGCCCAGCCTTTGTATCCTGCAAGATACGGTACGAGGAACCGGGTGAACGAGAACTCGGTGGACGACAGCGGGTCATGCTCCCGCCAGTACAGGTTCTTTTCGCGCATCTCCTGCTGCTTGATTGGCTGAATGTTCAACTCAACGGATGTATGCCGCAGTAGCGACTCCTTGCACACTTGATATGCAATGTCTTCACGACTGTCCCAACCGATAAAAATTTTCATCACTCTGCCTCAAATAGTTTCTTTCGATCCGGTCCTTTGAAGTGCAGGATTGCGGCACGATTAGATTTAAATTCTGGTAAGCAACCGTACATAGATTCATATATTTCACTTATACGCTCTGGATACTTCTCAGCATAAATACGCAATGCTTCTTGATCGCCGTACCACTTTCGGAACTTCGGATCGAGCGTGTCGTAGATCGCCAATAAATTTTTCCAGACCTGCGGGTTCTTGGTGACGATAGTACATGCGATGTACGGGTACACCTCATCAATCGTTTTGCCTTCGTACTCATCAAACCGGATGCCACGCTGCTCCACATTAAAGATCGCGTCTCGCTGAAACTCTCTTCGCAGAAACGCTACATCCTTGTATGACTCCAACAAGTCTTTCACCACGATTTTGTCCTGCACCAACATATCCGTGTCGAGATACATGACAGGGTGAATTGAACTTGCGTAGGCTTCGGCGTATGCCTTGATTCGGTGATAGCACAACTCTTCTCGATTAACTTCGCTCTCCACCCGTCGCGTGATGCCCATCACATCAGGTGTAGTCTTATCCGTGTACATCGTGATGTAAGCGTCAGGGTTGTGGCGTAGCAGCGACTTCACCATCTTCTGCGGTTGAGAAATGTCATCACCCACGTGAAAGAAAGCAAAGTGGTTGTACACAGGGTCACGTAGCATATACATGACCTCCAACTCTTCCTTGATTTGACTTACTTGCAAGTCCCACGGCGCATTCATATTCTCGCGCTGGAAAACCCGCACTTCGGGATACCACAGGCTTCGATACCCGGCGCGATTGTTCCAGTACCATAACTTGTTGGCATCGAGCAGCATGACAGGCTTACCCATCGCTCCTGCCAAATGCACGTTAGCGTTGGACGGCGAGACGATCACATCACACATCTCCATCAGTGCTGCCACGTTCTCAAGATCAAGGAACGTGCTGATGTGTGTCGTGATTATATTTTGATGAAACCCTTCGGCTTCTTTCTGGGGATCACCGTACTGAAGATTGATGAACACCGTGTTCGGGATATCAAACAGCGGCAGCATTCCCTTCAGGCCAACAGACTTATGTTCACCAATCTGCGGAGCGGTGCTCGCCCATGACAAACCGATTACCCGCATCTGTTCCGGAAGACCTAGCTGCTTACGCCAGTATGCCACTCGATCCGGGTCAGCCTTAATGAAAGACTCACTGCGATTCGGCAGGATGTCGTGGACGTTCTTTATAAAGAACCTGCCCAACGAGGCGATAGGAATATGCGAGTCATGATCTTTCATCTTGACCCGCCCCATGTGCCACAAAAACGTCACGTTCTTGGCTTTGCACCCACGTTCAAATAGTCCTACCACACGTAGGTCA